CAGGGTTCAGACAATAATCCTAACACAGATGGAGGGCAAGAATCATCATCTGGCGGTGGAGCAGATAATAATCCTAACACAGATGGAGGGCAAGAAGCAGACCCTGATCAAGATGATCCCAGACCAAGGCAATTAAAAAATTCACAAGCAGCATCAGATAAAATAACTAAAGAATCTGGTACTATTGGAGTTAGACAGTCAGGTAATACTACAATAACAAACCCATCAGGTTCACAGCCAGGTATGTTTAATCGTAAAATTTTAGACGATGAAAAAGTAACAGAAAGTGCTAAAACAAACAGAGTATATGGAAAAGCAGAAGGCGGCTTAGTATCAAGACCCAAGAAGAAGAAGAAGTAAGACTAAATTAACCTATAATAATAATAAGGCTACCCAGCACTAGTTGCTGGCCCCACATAAAGGAAATATAATATGGCTGAACTAGCACAAGTAAAAACACCAAAGAGCGCAGGCTTCGTACAACCTAAGGGTGGTTCAAGCGCAAATAAGCGGCGTATAGAACGAGAAGAAGCAGAACTGAAAGAGCTTATTGAAGGACGGTCCGATGGGAATCAGGAACCCAATAGTGAGGCAGCTACGCCAGCCAAAGTACAAGATGACGGTAATACCAAACAAGAAGAAGCCAACTCTAAAGCTGAAGCACAAGAAGATGCAGCCTTAAGTAGCGAAGAGAAGACATACAAGAAACGCTACAGCGATTTAAGGAACCACTTAAATAAGCAGGCTGAAGAGCTTAAGGCTATGAAGGCACAACTGAATAATTCAGGCGCAGTGCGTCCACCCACCAGCGATGAGAGCATTGAGGCGTGGGCTAACAAGCACCCTGAGATTGCAGGCATAGTTGAGACTATAGCTGAGAAGAAAGCTCAAGAGAAGTTTAACAATGCAGATGAGCGCCTAAAGAAGATTGATGAGATGAATGCTACTGCTGAGCGTACTAAGTCAGAGAATGAGATACGAGCTATGCACTCAGACTTTGATGATCTACGTGGCAGTGATACATTCCACGACTGGGCTGGCGAACAGCCTAAGTGGGTACAGGACGCTTTGTACGAGAACCAAGATGACCCAAGATCGGTTATTCGTGTTATAGATCTCTACAAGGTAGACAACGGCATGGACATTAAGGGTAAGAAGAAAGACACTAAGAGTGCCGCTTCTGCTGTAATGACCAAACGTACAACTAAACCAGACAACGATGACCCTGCAGGACACATACGTGAGTCTCAGGTAAACCGCATGTCTGCACAAGAATACGAGGCAAACGCAGACTCTATTATGGATTCTATCAGAAGTGGTAAGTTTATTTATGATATTTCTGGGGGTGCACGTTAAAAAGGTATTGACAATACGTAGATAACTGTTATAACTATGTATGTTAACTAAGTAGTGTAAAGCCCTATTCAATAGCTACCTTTACACTATTACTACAAGCAAGCCAAAACTACTAAGATAAGACTTACCTGCTTAAGTACAGGCCCGATAGTTCCACAGTTGGCAAACTGAGAACATATTGCACCCTAGAAAGAACAGCCTCTTACACAGTGTTTAAGCTTAATTATCATAAGCCAAACATCTATGGAGGATTATAATATGGCTTTTTCAACAGCGGCGGGATATGGAAATCTACCTAACGGTAATTTCAGCCCCGTAATTTATTCCAAGCAAGTACAACTTGCATTTCGTAAATCTACGGTATGTGGTGATATTACCAACTCAGACTATTTTGGTGAGATTGCTGCCCAAGGAGATACTGTAAACATTATCAAAGAACCAGAAATTTCTGTGAAAGAATACACTAGGGGTACGCAGGTCACAGCCCAGGATCTTGATGACGAAGATTTCTCATTAGTCATTGATAAAGCTAACTATTTTGCTTTTAAGATGGACGATATTGAGGAAGCGCATTCGCATGTAAATTTCATGGAACTCGCTACTAATCGTGCAGCATATCGTCTTGCTGACCAGTATGACCAAGAAGTCTTAGGCTACTTGTCTGGTTTCAAGCAAGGCTCTCTACACGCTGTAGCAAGCGCAGTCAACACCACAACAAATGGTGACGTTGCTGTAGCTACTGCAGGTACGGACGAATTGTTAAGCACTATGAAGCTAAACAAGGGTAGCTTTGGTAATATCACAACTACATCTGCAGGGGCGCATTCTATTCCCTTGACAGCACGTATGCCGGGTGCTACTTCTCTACCAACTGCTACAGCATCACCAGCAATGGTTGTTGCACGTATGGCTCGCCTTTTGGATCAACAGCAAGTTGACACACAAGGACGCTGGTTAGTAGTCGATCCAGTATTCATGGAGATTCTTCGTGATGAAGATTCACGCTTTATGAATGGCGATTTCGGTGAATCAGGTGGGTTGCGTAATGGCTTGTTCATTAACAACTTCCACGGTTTCCGTGTATACACTTCAAGCAATTTGCCTGCAGTGGGTACTGGTGCTGGTACATCAGGTACAGCAAACCAAAATGCTAATTTCGGCATTATAGTAGCTGGACATGATTCTGCTGTAGCAACTGCTGAGCAGATCAACAAAACGGAAACATATCGTGACCCTGACAGCTTTGCTGACATTGTTCGTGGTATGCATCTATACGGTAGGAAGATTCTTCGTCCAGAAGCAATCGTCACTGCTCGTTATAACGCAGCGTAAGGGAGGATATAAACTATGGCTACTTTTGATATGACTTCCGTTGATACTGCTGGTGTTGGAGCAAACGTTCTTGCTGTTCCAACAGTAGTTGGTAACGTTGTACGGACTATTGAAGCAATTTTAGATATTGATGCTATGATTGCTGCAGGTGCTACCATTGCTAATGGTGACATTTTCCAACTGCTTGAAATCCCTTCGGAGTCGGTAGTCCTGACTGCTGGTGCGGAAATCATGAAGTCCTTTACTGCAAGTTGTACTTGTAATATTGACTATGCTGGTGGAGATGACATCATTGATGGTGCTGCGCTTGATGCTGCTGCTGGTACATACCTTGCAGCAGGTACTAATGGGTATACTAATACTGTTGGTACTGGTGCAGCTTCTACACCTAATGCAGACTTCCATGCTTCACAACTAGCTGGTGTAGCTGCTTCAGATACCATTGATGTTGTTGTCGCTGGTGCTGCTGCTGCTACTGGACGCTTACGTGTCTATGCAGTGATTGCAGATATTTCGGCTGCTCACACTGAGGCTGCTGTAGCTTCACGTGATCTGCTGGCATAACTTAAAGTACACTTAGGGGCTGGCTATACGCTGGCCCCTTTGTCACATCTTAAGGAAGCATAATGGCTCTTACATTTCTTACATTGACTAATGATGTTATTACTCGTATGAATGAAGTAGTGCTTACTTCTGCTAACTTTGCAGATTCCAGAGGTGTGCAGACCCAATGTAAGAATGCTGTTAATGAGTCTATACGTTACATTAATCAAAAAGAGTTTACGTATCCTTTTAACCATGCCACTAATGCTTCTACTCTAGTTCCCGGCGTATCAAGGTATAGCCTACCAGCTAGCGCCAAACACGTAGATTACAATACATCAAGAATTAAAAGAAGCACCACGCTTAATGCCGCTGGTAGCAACTTAGCTAACCTTGATTACAACGAATACATCAGTAAAGAGTTTGTTAATCAAGAAGATGATGTTATAACTACAACACTAAATGGCTCTCATTCAAGCTCTGTAACTACACTTACACTTACTTCCTCTACAGGCTTCTCAGCGACAGGAACTGTATACATTGGCGGTGAGCAAGTTAGCTATACAGCAATATCAGGCAACGACCTCACAGGCTGCACCAGAGGCGCTAACAGCACCACTGCAGCAACTCACAGTAGCGGCGTAACTGTTACACAGTTTACCAATGGAGGTGTACCTCAGTTCATTGTACGCACACTAGATAATAATTACTTACTATACCCTTTCCCTGACAAAGAGTATACTTTAGCGTTTGACTTCTTTACATTCCCTGATGATCTTTCTGCACATGGCGATACTACCACTATTCCTGACAGGTTTAAGCCTATTATTGCAGACGGTGCAGCAGCCTTTGTTTATCAATATAGAGGCGAGACAGCCCAATATCAATTAAACTTTCAACGGTTTGAGCAGGGCATTAAAAACATGCAAAGCTTGCTTATTAATAAGTTTGAGTATGTCCGTTCTACTGTAATACATAGACCTAAAGGGTTTAATGTAGGGATATTGTTTTAATGCCTGATAATTCTCAAGTACAACCAGTAGCATTTAACTGTGAGGGGGGTTTAGTTTTAAACCGTTCTACTTTTCTTATGCAACCGGGAGAGGCATTAGAACTAGAAAACTTTGAGCCAGACATTGAGGGTGGCTACAGAAGAATAGATGGTTACAGTAAATTTATAAATCACGTAGTTCCTTTTACATCAACCAGCTCTGAAAAAGTATTAATGGTAGCTAACTTTGCAAACAAAGTAGTAGCAGCCAGAGGTGAAAAGATATTTAGTGCTGCCTCTACAGAGTTGTCTGTAAAGATACTAGCAGCTACAGGTATGACAGGCTCTGGTACTATTACAGTAGATAGCACTACAGGGTTTTCTTCTAGTGGTACACTACAAATAACTTCAGAGATATTTACCTACACAGGAGTTACAAGCACTACCTTTACAGGGGTAACACGTGCAACTTCTAGTACTACTGCAGCAGCCCACCCACTTAATACTATTATCTCAGAGAACTGGACAGAAAGAGATACGGGCAGAACAGATGCAGTAAAGT